CTGCGTTGACCCCTGCTCTAAAGTTTGATGTTCCTGCTGTACTTGAAGATAAATCGCCTGTTACGGCAACAGTTGTAGGATTTAAGTTTTTATCAACCTGTTCAACAGTAGCACCAGAACCCGCCCCGTCAAACTTTACAACCATATCTTTACCGTTAGGTATTTCAATATCATTGCTAGAATTATAAGTTCCTTGAAATAATATTAGGGCTTGATTCGTTAAATTATTTCTAACATGAACTACTTTTTCTGCATCATTTGGATCAAGTTGATAATAGACTGTACCACCTAAATCACCACCGTCCTTAAACTCAATGTAGAAGTTTCTACCGTTTGATAAAGATCCATTGGTAATAGGCAAGCTATTTGGCGAACCAGAGGTAGCCGCGCTCGACACCGTAATCTCAACGATCCCATTTGTAGACTGGTCTACAAGATCAAAATTTGTATTAGTTGTTGTGCCCCAAGTTCCCGACTGCTCACCTGTGGCTATTTTTTCTATACCTGTATTGGTTGTATATGTACTTGGCATTTTTTATATCCTCATGCTGCTTTGTCAAGCCAAGATGGATCTTGACTTGGGGTTATCGTATTATAACTAGGCGTTTGACTAGGCGTGACCGTGCTATAACTAGCGTCCTGTGTTGGAATAATTTGGCCCCAAGTTGGTAAAATTGTTTCTGTTGTTCTACCAATAGCCATTGTTCCTGCTACGCCTGTAACAGAAACATTAGCAAAACCTGTAATAGTGACCGTTCCAACTGCACCTGTAGCTTCTACGCCATTTAAAGTTTCAAAAGTATTACCTAAGGCAGATGTGCCCGCTACACCCGTTACGGATATGTTGGCAGCCCCCGTTATGGTTACAGAGCCAATAGCGGAGGTTCCTGCAACTCCTGTTTGAGTTTCAAACACATTACCCAACGCTGAAGTTCCTGCGACACCTGTAGGTGATATGTTGGCATCACCTGTTACCGTGGACGAACCAACGGCAGAAGTACCTGCAACTCCTGTAACAGATACATTTGCATTTCCCGTAATCGTAATAGACCCTAAAGCAGAAGTACCTGCAACTCCTGTAACAGATACATTAGCTGTTCCTGTTACCGTAACAGAGTCAACAGAAGCCGTTGCACCAGTGAATGCAACCTCGCCACCCCAAGTGCTAGACCCCCAAGGTGTTAAAGAGCTATTCCATCCTTTAAATGCAACGATTGTTGACATTAAGCAATCCTTATAATCGCGTTACTTGCATCCGCAGTGGGAAAAACAATTGTAAAATCACCACTACTGGCTGCCTTATCTGCACCAAAATCTAATACAGCAACAGAGGGATCTCCTGTAGCCGTATCGTTAAAAATTAAAGCTCCTCTTACAGCGCTTATGGTTACATTACTAAACACTTCATCTGCAAAATCAACCAAAGCTGTTGTGCCGCTTGCCGTAGGCGTAACTGGATTTAGTGCCTGTCCTTTTGCTGAGTAGTTAGTCCCACTAATTTCATTACTTGTAGTATAAGCAGTGGTAGACGCGGTAAAGGAAGCACTGTTGTCATACAAAGCTATGTTAAAAGTGTTTCCCGTTGTTGCCGTAAAGTTATGAACACCTTTTAAAAGTTCTGTTTTAAAAGAAGTGCATAAAAAGTTTCCAGTAAATGCCATTACATTCTCCTTATGTATTCTGCTAGTTTTGGGTTTCCTGAGTCTTTAATTGCATTATAAACAGTTGTTCTATCACTTTTAATAGCCTGTCTCATGTATATTGCAATAATTTTTTCCATTTCTTTACGATAAGCATGAGCCTGTTCTTTTATTGCAGGATGTGCATTATTAGATATACCTATAAGTTTGTTTACACATCTTTCTGCTACCTCTTCTGGTGTTTGACCCCTATTATCGGTTGTTTGTATGTCTACTTTAAAATTATTTGGCATACCTAACGATTCAGTTAACATTATGTCCTCGCCTTCCTAATCGGTCCCATTGTATATTCATCAATCACTTCTTTTGCCTCTCCTAAGTTCTTTAATCTACCTATAGCTTCAGCAAAACGACTATTATACATATTCATCACGTCTGCATCACCTTTCATGTAAATATAACATTCTATCAGAGATCCGTAAAGTAAAGCTATTTCAGCGTTGGTACTAAGCCAAGTTTCTGTTGTATCTGAGGTAAACGAAACTAAAGAGGTCGAAGCACCAGAGCTACTACCTGTAATAGTTTCTA